CAATAAGATATTTTACTTCCTCTGGATCATTTACCAAACCAACCATTACATCCTTAACAGGGATAACCTCTTTATCTGGTTCTGGAAATATTTGTGAAATATTCATAAAACTATATCCAGCCTTCTCTGCAACATCTTCACGCACACCAATGAATATTACACGAGTCCTTGTTTGTGATACACCATAATATCTACTGTCCAGCACTTGAGCGCAAACATCATAACCAATCTTTTCAAATGTGTTAAGTATCTTGTTAAAATATTTCTTGGCCTCACTGATAGTCAACCCCTTTACATTCTCTGCCACAATCACCTTGGGTTTAATTTCTTTCGCAACTCTTAAAAACTCAAAGAACAAGTCTTCAATATTTTCTACCATCTTACCATCAGAATAATTTTTAGTTTGACCCCAACCATCAGAGTGTTTGCCTGGCACTTTCTCTATTGTTATATTTCCCCACAAATCAACATGTTCTTCCTCATGGATGTTGTGAGATAATTTACCAGCCACAGAAAATGCCGAACAAGGTGGTGAACCATCAAGAATATCAATCTCACCAACATCAACACCAGCTGCATCCAGAAAATCTTTTCCTGTTAACTCTTTAATATCGCCAGGTAGAATAATTGTTTCTGGATAGTTTTCTGCATATGTCTTCTGTGCTTCCTCTACAAACTCATTGATAACAAGAACTTTACCACCAGCAAGACGATACCCAGTGGAAGAGCCACCGCCACCAGCAAAGGTGGAGATGACTTTAAACTTCTCTTGACTAGACGCATCATGTACGTCTTGCATTGTGTATGGTTTATATATCAAGACGCTTCCATGGCTTGCCGTCTTCACCTACTAAATCAACCTCTTTGGAAACTCCACCGTTATCAGTTTGTATCTCTTTATCCTGAGCAAAAAAACCATTGAATACGAGAGGAAATCTACCTTCTCCCTTTTCCCGAACCTTATCAATAGGCATATCAAGATAGTTAGAAACCCAAATGTTAAACATATCTTCCATTTTATCAAAATCTTCTTTGATTCCTTTACGATTTGTAGGAAGACTTTTTGGATTCGGTTCATCAACCCAAGTGGAAAGATAAACCTTTGAAAACCCATGTTTCGTACTCGCAGTAAAACCATCGTAAAAAAAGTTCTTCAACGAAGTAAACTTCCGAGCATATCCTAGAGAAGTAGTTTTCTTATTTTTGTCTCCTTCATAGGGAAGACCTAATCGAACCGCTTCTTTCTTTGCTCGACTCGTACTGAAAGCTTTCATAGTCGGCCAGCGAGAGATATGTTCCTTACGAATAGTCGAAAGGATAACCTCATGCCAGTTTGGTTTGCTTCGTGCAATACGTTTAAGATATACAAGAATGGCATCATCATCATCTTCAATTACCTTGCCAATTGCATTAACAACAGACTTTAGAATGGTAGCTTTAGTATTCGGGAATGCTGGAACATGATCTTCATCATCATTTGAACAAACCTTAAACGCTTCAAGGTCAATAGGTTTATCATATTCGATAACATCATAAATTGCAGTTTCCCAACCAAGATTTTCTTGTGCTTCATCTCGACCATAACCCACTACACCAAGAAATCGTTTTGGATCATTTGGGTCTACAATAACTGACTGTGGAATTTTAGAATTGAGAAACCCAACATTCTTATAAGACCACTGTATACCTTCTACACGATCATCTCCAGAATCTAATTCACGAATTTGATCTCCGATACGATATGTAACAAGACTGCGATTTAAGACTATTCGCTTCTTATGATGAATGCCGTGGAATAATAACTTCCCATCAACACCTAATTGTGAATAATAGATTTCGGGTGGACACTCAGCGAGTGATTTGTTAACGTCAAACATAATTTTTGTCATAGTTTTTCTCCTACTGGTTATGACTAGGTAGAAACATTCTACCTTTCTCTAATAGTAAAAGGAACATCCAATTACTATACTCATTATATATAAGTTCTTTACTAAAGTCAAGTCCCTTCATATCAATTTCTTCAAAAAATTATCATATTCTTCATTTATATTAATTTCTTTTTTTACTGGTGTGACATCATAAGCAAGAACATCACACTGACCAACTAACAATTTTGTTGTTATAGTTGCATCTTTCTCTTTAACCATCTTCATGCAAACATCCCAAGGAGCAAGCAACACTGCATTTTTTATGGTATCATAAGCAATCATATAATCAAAAGTCTGTTCTGGAATACCAGTGGAATTTCCAGCAAAATTTTTCAGTATTATATCTTTGGTGTGAGGAACCTTTTTTTGAATCAAACCATCTACTGCTTTAGACTCATATCGAAGACCATCCACAGCATCATAATCTTTTCCAATTGCAGTATTACCTACATATGTAAGTTGACCATCGCTCCATTTTTCTGCTGACCTCTCCTGTATATCAGCTTTCATAAAATTAAATTGTTTACCTCTCAAAGCTTTCATAGCATAAATTGTACCAAAAATTTCTGGCCAATTAAACCTATTCCATTCTAACATTTTAAAAAAACTCCTCTAAACTTCCTTGAACACCATAACTGCTGTCAATCAACCAATTCATCTTTTCTGTGATGAGCTTCAATGGTTCGACAAAACTCTTCTCGAATTGTTTATCATAGTCTATAAACTTATGTAAGTCAAGTTCCTTTGGCATAAAAGTTATGAATGAAAAAGAGCTTGACTGATATATATTTGGTTCCTTCATATGTAAAAACCTGATCTTATCACCCTCTAGAATGCTAGGATACTTATTAGTTAATTTGTTTTTCTCAATCAAGTAATTATACAGGATTGCACCCTTGACATGTATTGGAGCTCTTTTTTCAAATAAACGATCAGTTCCACGATATTTCTTCACGCCGTTACAACTTCTTGGATATGCGATATCCTCTGGAGGCAATTCCATAAACTTTTCACGGAAATCTTGTATAAAGGTATTCAGTTCTTTTTCATTGCCGGACATAATGATTTTCAGTCCCTCTTTAAGTTTTTTCCGACAGGGGGCTGGAGTGGAAGATTTAACTGCTTCAATACCCATAATCTTCAATCTTGGTTCAGAATATCGAACTCCTTCCATATCATGAACATTCAGAATGTAGCGTTTCTTTGCAATCCATACGCCCTTATCAGCAATGACCTCTCGGCCCATTATCATTTTTTGATCGTAAGCATTGACCGTCTTAGCAAGCGCTTGATAACTTTTATCAATAAAAGGTTCCAGCTTCTCTTTTGCAATTTTGTCCAAGAAATTGATAATTTTTGAAATTTCTGCTCCCTCTTTAAACACCTTATTAACCAGCTTGTCAAAAGTGATGTAAACTGAATCGGTATCAGATGCGATAACGAAATCTTCATCTTTCGTGCCCAAGAGTTTGTTAAGATATATGTTAAGACTCTTTTCAATCCATCGTATAGATAATTGGCCAGATGTTGTAATTGCTGCAGCAACCATAAGATTGAAATAGCGAAACCAAGAATTCCCAATAGCACCATACGCCGAATTGAGAGATATCTTCTTTGCCATTTGGATGTTGTTATATCTAGATATATCTTTGAGGAGCTGGGAGTCTTTAGTTTCCTCATATTCTCTTTTAGCATCGAGCATACGTTTTTTATAAACGACTCTATCATTATAAATTTTCTCCATAATTTCTGGAAGAAACCCCTTTATATCCTTTCTAAAGAAAGCACCATTGGGAGTCATACAATATTCTGTATCGTTACTTATCTTCCCATCAAGAATTTTATCAACCATTCCTTCTTTTGGTTTAGTTCCACCATTAACCAATGTCTCTGGTGAAATATTATATTGCATAATAAGATGAGGGTATAGGGAATTCAAATCAAAACTCATAACCCACTTATGCATTCCAATCTGCGGCTCTTTCACATAAGCGCCCTCAAACTTTTCTGTTTTCTTATTTTTATTTTTTTGTGGAATAACAATATTCTTGCTGCGAAGATGGTTGTAGATAATAATATCCCAATACCTAACCGTGCCAAGAACATCTGTGAAGTTAACTTTACCATCATATGCCATCGTCAAGCATAACTGAATAAGCTTCATCTTATCTTCTAACTTATCAACCAGCTCAACATCGGTTATACTATATTCAATGAATGACTGAAAATCCTTGGTATACCATTCACGGAAAGTATCAAAGGGATTTCCATCCTTTTTTTCACCCAATTCCACCCAAGAAATATAATCCAACCTATAGGATTCCTGATTAGTATATGTAAACTTGCGATATAAATCATAATAATCAAGTGTTGAAATGCCATGAAGCGTATATACCTGATGGTTGCGGCCCATCCGATATATTTCACGATCAAACACATTCTTCCAAGGTGATAGCCGATTGACCTCTCTTTTATCAAATACCTTATTAATGCGATTACAAATATAAGGAATATCAAATAACTCTATATTCCAACCAGTGATAATGTCTGGCGTATGCTTTTCCCAGAAGGCGAGAAATTCCTTAATTAGATGTTTTTCACTTTCACATTCAATATAAGTTACATCATCACGATCATTATTAAACTTACCTCGGGCCCACACTATAATGTGTTTGCTCTGGTGATTCTTAATTGTAATTGCTAACAAAGGTTCTTCAGCATCTTCTGGTTTTGGAAATCCATTCTCACATTCAACTTCAATATCAATCGTGACCATCAATATCTTATCTAAATCCCAATCAATGCGGCCGGGAAATTCATCAGAAATCCAGCAATAAGGATATTGCGTATTGCCATAAACTATATTTTGATTTTCACGATTGGTAATCCATTGTTTAGCCTCCCTAATGGAATCAAACTTATGGGGAAGAACACTCTTACCGTCCAGAGTTTTGTAGCCAGTTTCTTCATTAGTTTTTACGAGATCAAATAGGGTAGGTTGATACTTAACCCGCCTGCTGACGCGCTCTCCGTCCTTAACCTCACGAATAAGAAGATCATTGTTATAATGAAGAACATTTGTGTAGAAATTCATACAGTAACTATATCACATTTTAGCATAATTGTCAAGTAACTATATCTGATTTATCAGCTCTAGCAGACCAATCAGATAATACAAACTTTCTTTTCGGATTTACAGATACTTTAAATCTTGCCAATAAATCTCTATTTACAAGAAATGTACTAGCAGAATCTTTAGTTGA